AAATATACATGTCTAATAATTTATGCTCTAGCTTGATCAGTTCTTGGATCATAGACGCGTTATATGGCGTATAGGGATTATACTTCAAATGGAGTTTTGTGCCCATGCCAGATATATCCAATGGTTCGACTGGAAACATGATATATAGCCCATTCATAGTAAACCATTCCGTTATATAGTTAACCTTGGTAAAACTACCGCTGATAACGATATTTGGATTGGACTCTAATAATAAGATATTATTTGTTAAGAGATGCTGTATATCTACTGCAAAATTCATCGTGATAAACATATTTATAAAAATATATTTATCTGGTTTTACCAGTATATAAATTCTATCGTCATATTATATACATACTATTTACATATGTCGGCTAGATTAAATATGAATCAAATTCCCATTGTTCAATGGAAAGGGTCTACATTTAACCAAGTGCATTCCTTTATTAAATTTAACAATCCTACATACAGTTCCTCTGTGCATAATTCTTTTAAAGCCACCCCGCTTAAATTGTATCGTCGCGAATTAGCCTCTACTTCGGTGGCTGTTTGTAATCCACGCACCTCTGTTAAAATCGATAGTTATAATCGGCCAGGCGGAACTCTTATTAATTCAACGGCTACGACTAAAAATGGTTTAGTCAATTTAGTGGACAATCTTCTCCCGAACAATACTTGCGAGGATCCCGGCACGTGCAGTGTGTTTCTTAGCCCAGCAGATAATGCACGAAAGCGTGTTAGAAGCGGCGGGATGATTCGTAGACAGTTTGATATTTCGAAAAATAACGATACATATTACACCTCTACGAGTCAGTATCTTTCTAGCCGAAATCGCACATTCAACCAAAACCAATACAACTACATTCGCATGGGGGATTCTTCCGCAAAACCGGGAACCAGCCTTTCCTCCGCCAATGTATACTCTCCACAAGGTTTATCTCATTGTCCGAAATATTTCGTCTCCGCGGCGACTACTTTGTCATATATTTGGATCAATGGCACTACATATAATGTAAATGTCCCAATTGGATATTATACCGTGGATGACCTGAATACATTATTAAAGCAAACCATGTTCACGAATAAACACTATATATTGATCAACGGGAGTCTCAGCTCAAATGAATACTATAATGGAAACATTCGTTATTTCTTAAACCTATCTTTTAATAACAATACGAATAAGGTTGAATTGCAATCCTATCGAATGACTTATGCCACGGTGAACAATAATATCCCAAGTGGGGCGGCATGGACGCCTCCGTTCGATGGATCTGATGTATTCCCGCAATTTAGAATCATCCAACAATCGATGTTAACCGCTCTCGGGTTTTCTTCAACGCTAACCTTTCCATCTGATAATAGAGCAGGATCTCCTGGGTTAAATACTGCGGAAACCATTTTAACATCAGCATCGACAACTACACCTGGTATCGGCCAATTATACGTAAAACTATATTATAAACCGAACAATCATCAATTCGCGCAACAGGGCGCAGTTTCAGCAGGCGACTTGATTACCCGTAAAAAGTATAACTCGATCACCAATTCGACAGTTGGATACAGAACCGCGTTCGGTAATTCGGTCGCCAGCGCTCTTGCTTACGGAGTTCCTCAACCCGGCTACACATATAAGGATAAACTCGGATATCCTCTGAAACAAACACCTACATTCACGAAATATTCAACTGAGATGAGAAAGTGCACTGTTACGTCGTTTGCAAATGCAATCTAGACATAACAAATATCTGTTATCCCATACAGATATTTGTCGACCCGCCTTACATATTCAATGGTGTATACTGAACCCCATATTTTGTGCACCACTGTATACATTTTTGTATATTCCCCTTTACTAACGCATCAATCTTATCTTGATTATGTTTATTATCCAACATGGTTATCGTATAGTGTATGTTTTCAATCTGTTGTTGTCCAAATATAGCATTGTATTCTTCCACCTTTGACGAATAGTATAACGGTATCTGAATATTTAAAAATCGCGACACATTTAGATTCGGCACATCATTCGAAGCCATCATTTTACCGAATGCATTATGTATATACGGAAAAAAAGAATCACATGACGAATACATGAACTCTTTGCAGACAATATACTTTTCGGAGTTTGCATGACGACTTGTATTTGGCTTCATCATATACACCTTGTTATAAAACGACGACAGTATATATAATATATCTGTGCTATGTTGCATAAAGCAGTCGAATATTTTCAATACGAAACACCCGTCCTTCTTTTGCATCGTGATCGCATAACATACTTGAGCAAATAATAATTTTGCAATGTTCATCTCTTGTTTATTAAAATCAATTGAAAAGTCGAATCCTCCATCTGCCGTGATGAACTCCATGCTCGACTTATATTTTTCTTTACAACCTATCAAATTCTCCAATGACAGTATATTACCCGTATTGTCTGCTCCATATTCAATAAACACGTTTTTATTATTACGCAAGAAGATATCCGTCTTTTTCCACGCAGGAATATTCGGATCATTTTTGTCGTCCATTAATGTTATTCCAATATAGGAATCATTCGGATTTTTTCGCACATTTAAAATGGCTTCGATAAACCCCCCTGGTCCTTCTGCCAAGTGGAACGTCCGTATGGCTTGTTTTGTATTGAAATGTAGACCGAACGTATTAATAATTTCGATCATTTTGAAATAGGACCTCGACAATGGCTTATATTTCGACACACACTTCTTTTTAAATGGAACACACGTGTGAACATACTCATATGGATTTGTATATTTCTTGAATATGTCCCAGTCCTTTTCATGCATTTCAATCTTTTCCTTTATTTCATATAAATAATTCGCGAGTGAATTCGAGATAACCACTAGCGGATTGCCCTGCGTTTCAACACAATCAATATGTTTGTAAATAAATAGTGGTGCCTTCGGCAATAAATAATATGCCATTATGCTCTATAAAAAATATGAATATGTATACCCTTGAACAAATAAGCTGGAACAACTCTAAGTCGTTTTCTATACAAATACTGGCTCACGCTTCAATGGGAGTGAAGCTTTTGAGAACTAAACGTCTGCCTGTCTTTTTCGGAATATTTTTAACGGGTTCAGGGAGAGCTGCTTCTGTTTTTGTTTCCAATGCGATTATATTTTCTTCTCCATTTTTTTCAACTAGATTTCGTTGCTGAGTAATAACTTCACCCATTTTCTTGGCATCTACATTGCGGACCTTTTTGAAAATAAAATATCGATTCATAAACGATATGCGCTGTTCTTCTGAGCTCATGCGAGCGGCCTCGCGATAATCCATAGATTGCTTACTATGTTGTGCGGATTCATTTTCCATTAATGCAAATAATTCGGAAAATAAACCCGTGCCGTCTGGCATTTTCATCTGGTTCGCCTCTTCCTTTGAGACTAGCACAAACCCATAATCTTCCATTAGCTGAATCAAATAATTGAAGTTGACCAAATATTCGCGAAACACTTTATTAATGCTTTCCTGGTATACGTTGATTGCATATCCAAAGCACATGTCGTCGTCTGGAAATCCAGTCTGATCATACATTTTTGTTAATTCATATATTTTTCGATCCGCCTTGTAAATCGTGATGCTTTCTTCCTTCTTCTTTTTATATAATGCGTCAAATACGGTTCTGCCATCATAGCATGTGCCGACATAATATCCACCCACTTTTGTGCATTCAGTTATGTTTCGCAAAAAGGAGTGGACTGACTTTGCGTTTTCAAAGAAATAATGCATTGCGAATTGGCACGAACTAACCTGGAAACCAGATTCAGCTACGCCATAATGAGCATATACGCCCTTTCCTAACAAGGCTGCGTCCTTAGGACCCGTTCCAAATACTGCATTGGTTATTTGCTTGTCTTTTTCTGTATCAAAAGCTTCTCCAGAACGAATATTCAGACCACTATCACCTACAACGAACAGTGCATCCAACATCTTCGTATACTTCTTCTTGGCTTTTAAGTATCGGGCACATGCGCCGTCCAACTGATTATGAATATTATCCTTTGATATATCTACGCCAAAGACGAAACCGACTTTTGCATGTATCCATTTGGACATATCACCTGCTTTACCTACGGCATAATCAATCAACGAATCGCCTCGTTTCGATACCGCTCCGATTAACTTTGATTTAACATACAAATTATGGAAATCACGGAGAGGTTGTGTGCTTGTTTTTTCCGTAGTTCTATTATAATATACTTCGTCTGAACTCGCTAACTCCGGAATATTACGTCCCGACGAGATGATCTCGTCGGTTATTGGATAATGAATCGAATGCCAATTATTATTCGCAACATGATATGCGTTGCCGTAATTTTTCAATCCGGCACGCAGTTCTGCGGTTTTATCATAACGAACGCGCAAAGGCACCCACCGCCATCCGTCTTCGTTTGATATAACATATTTGAATTCGACAATCATATCTTCTTCAAAATACTCGCCTTCTTCGGTTAACATGTAAATACGCGAACCATCCTCGTGCAACATAACATTGCAGACATGTGCATTTTCGTCATAGGGATTTGTCGGCTGAAATGGAACCGGCTTATACGTGTCTTCGTCATCAATATCCGTTGCAGTCGGAATCTCGCCGTTCAATATATTTTGACACGGGTTTAGATATCCATGTTTTCGTTCATCAAACCCGCAACGTAATTCGAGTGTCTTATATTGCATCACATCTTGTGCCCCTTGTGTATTACGCCCTTCTTGAAATACATGATGAACCTCGTCTCTGCCCATCTTATTTTTGCGCACAGATACCAAAAAGTCGATTGTGTTAAATTCAGCAGGCTTCCATTTAAACGAATGTTCCCACGTTGCCTTTGTGAGTGGACCGGGTGATCCAGTTTTGCTATCCCCGCCTACCGGGAAATGGGAGGGTGTGAAAATCAAACCATCCGTGTTGTATTCATATATGCCGTCCCTCACATTCGACAATATCTTAGAACATCCGTCAAATATGGTTGCATTTTCTGAGCTGCTATAAAACGTTTTACATTGCACTCGTATCAAGTTTGACGTGCAATTTGAGTCGTCCTTCTTACCCGGCTTGTCTTGACCACTCAATAATACAGGGTTTAATAACCCAATCAGCTTATTTAACAAGGGTAAACGATATTTCATCTCGGGTTCGGCATCTACTTCCGGAATAAACGCCAGAGCACGCACGGTTTTTCCTTGAATGTAATAGACATCGAACGCTGCATACAAATTGATGTATTCTCCTTTTTTGTTATATTTAATATGCTCTCCGTCAACCAAGCTACGATAGAGCGTTTTTTCCATAGTTTTTGCACCGGTGAAGATCACCTGCATGTTTGTATCGATTAGATAAATCTTTCCTTCTTCCGATATATACAACAACTTTCGTTCACCGTCAGCTTTATCCGTTACTGTATACGACGATCTGATGTTGGGTATGGTCGATCCTTCTGCCGATTCCGCGATATTTTCCATCTGTAGAGTGTATGATCCCGGACCAATAAAATCTTTTGGATAGACCCGTCTCACTGCATTATATTCGGGGCCATGTATCAACTTCAAATACGTTTGAAGGACTCCGTCGCGTTCTGGGTAAGATATAGGATAATTCGATTCCTGTAATCCGCTCAATATAATGCGAATACATTTACGTATTGCGTTGGTTAATCTTAGAGCGGTATTATACTCCGTTCCAGGACCAATACGTGTGTTGTCCACCTCCAATTCGATTTCATATCCTTCCATGTTGTTAAATACGTCAGCTTCTTGTATCGTATATTTCGGAACTGGCACGTTATTCATACGCTTGGATGTTTTCACAATACTGAGATCTGCGAAAATCGGATATTCCGGATGATGAAATCGGGTGCGATTCATGCTACGAAATGTTTTCAATGAATCATTCCATTTCGACAATATGTTGCGTGCAATACTGGTCTGTGTATGGAAATCCTGCTCAGTTTGATATGACACACGTAAGTTGTATTCCTCCATGTCCACTGCACGTAATAAATCTCCGGATTTCGTAGTGGCTGCCATTTTTTGTGTAAACTTGAGTTTATTAAAGGTGGTCGATGGTTTGTCAATCAGTTTCTGTAGACTGTTGGTCCGACAATATTCCTGAATCAAGTCCGTTCCAGTTATCTCCGCGCGGACATTCGACATCTTCTTTTGACCGGTTCGCATATCGGTATATTCATTATGTATACGCAATAACTGCACACCATCTGGAATATTGGCAACAAATCCACTTCCACGAAGCTGTCTCACCACATTATCATAATTGATCTTAGCGATCGGTTTGGCTATCCGCGAATTCGTTCCAAAACGCACTTCGAGCTCACTCGATTTGTTTCCATTCTTCACTAACGGATTACTGTCTAAATAATGATGCACTATGCTTTCAAAATCTGCCTTTTTTTGATCAAGGGTCTTTACAACGGGTTTGTTATGTTGTGGGTCCTTTTTTTGCATAGTTTCGTTAGCATTATTTGGCATAATATATATTCTTATATAAATAGTTCATATATTATTTTATTTCAATTTTCTATTCGGAGGCGTTTCGGGGTTCCATACCATTTTCTGCGCAACCATATTATACACCTCCTGTTTTTTATACTTGTGTGCATTTTCATCCGCAGCCGTAATTAGACCCAATTTGCGTGCCATGTCGAGCAATGCGTCCATCTTATAAGATCCCATCTGACGAATCGGTTTCAAATAATTTTCTAAACATACAGAGGTTTCTCCGACAGTATGAATCTCTTCTTTGGTTAATGGCTCGGTCTGAACACTATAACGCCCATAACCGTCCTTATGAATTAAATAGCATGGTATTGCTGTATCGGATGTATCGCATGAATTAATTTCCAAACGCATGTTTTTCGTTTCATTCATGATGATCAAGTTAATTCCGTAATATACCGCCATCGCCACTACGCATTCTATACTAGTCGTATTTATATTTGTGATCAACTCGGATCTAATTTCCTGCACCATGGATTTCGTTATCTTTATATTTGCATCTTTCAACTTGTTAGCGTGGTCTACTAAGTAATCACTGATCGACTTCTTGATTTCGAGTTCGCGCATCCCGCAACTGTGCTGCATTTCCATATATTCGGCATAACCATTCACGGCAATAAATATACACCAAAATAGTGTATCTCTTTGCCGTGGTCTTACTGTATCCGAGACGGATTGCGCAAGAGGTTCCTTTTGCACGATAACTGGTTCACTTATAGGAGCTACTGTGGCATCGACACGCGGCTTCACTTGTGTTTCCCAACCGTTCTTGTTTTTATTTGTTAGCATGAATGGTTTAATATATTCGATCAATCCAATATTGGTAGATGGACATTTTGGTAATATTGGTAATATAAATAATGACTCGACGAGTGCAGCCATTTATCTTGTCGCGTGGTTATATGACATAGTCGCGATGTCTTTATCTGCTTTCTTGTCAAAGAATGTTGTTTTGAATTCTTCCTTCTGATACTCCGTAGTGGTCAGCGTGTCCTCCTGGTCCTTGGTGTATTCCAAATACTTTTCCAACTCCTGAACAGTCTCATCGGTTAAAAATGACAGGTTAATATAAACGCCGCTCTTATTTTCGTTTAATTTGCATGAATGCTTTGACAAGATTCGTAATACTTCTATCTGGTGAAATTTATTAAGCGCCTCGATCGACCGCTTCATTCGTTCCAAATATTCCATCTTTTCCATTATAGAAGCCGTAATATGGATTTTTAACCGCGTAGCATTTATATCATTTTGTCGATATCGTTTCTCTTTGATCTAGCTTACGAAAAATTGATCGACGATGAGCATAAATACTTATCGCAACTAACAAATATGAACACACCACTGGTGCTATTTACACGTCGTTTGCCAAGAGAGCTGATTGGGATCATTCAGAGTTATTTGCGCAATGATGTGGTGCATGACGCCGTATACAATTACATTCGTTATGTTGAACATTCGCAAGACCTGTATGATGCGTTTGTATACGACACCTATGTTTTGCCGAATTGCGTTTGCCACAGTATGCCTCGGAGACTCTTTACAAAATACGGCGGGTGTTATGGTTGTCGCTTGTTCGAAGGAGATTATTACAAGATGTCGCAATACATAACTTGCCTATATGATAATGAGCAGTTGGATAAAATACTGGATGATGACTAATAATATATTTTCCGACCGCATTGCTTACCTGTCTACCATAACCTCCTTGGCCAAATTCTTAATGATCTTGTTGTCTAGTTTAAATTGGATATCCTCAAAATCGCCGAGGACATTCCGCATCATCTTAAAGCAGAAATCGTATTTTGGGCTGCCGATTTCTAAACACTCCGGGTTGCGTTCTCGCCATTCCATGGTTTTCCCGTAGTTTTTTTTCGACACCATTGCGATTGCCTTACGTAGATAGCTCTTCTCTGCAGTGTCCTTGTTCCACTCATTCTGGTCCTTGATATACATGATTTCGCGTTTTAGGTCAGTGCAATGCACGGGCCGCTTCGAGACATCGAGGTCCTTGATCCGCGATAAGATGATATCGGTCATGCCAGCTACGTATCCATTGTGGCCAATGTTCTCTAATTCGTTCATTTGAACTTCGATCGTCTGAATAAAATCGGACATGTTGATAGCATCTTTGCAGGTCGTGTTGAGAAAGAAATTGAGGTTGAACTTCTGGTTGTTGTTGTTCGTTGTATTATTGGTGATCGAATTATTGGCCAGTTTGCCATCACTCACTGCAGATAGCAGCTGGCGTTGCAATTCAATCGTGTGAGTTTGTGATTCATGCATTTGTTTGGACTGTTCAAGCAACAACTGCTTAAATTCCTGGTTCTGCTTAAGCACTTCTATGATCGAATTTGTATCAAGCGGGTGATTATTATCCGAGTCAACATTGGAATTTGTATAAATTGCACAGGTTCGACGGTGATTATATAGGGACGTTATGTGCTTGTATATTCGTCCACATTCACATTTGTTATGCATGATTGCAGCGGCATTTTTTTCACTCGGATTTACTAGGCGGAGATGTTTTGCAGTGAGTAAATGTGTCTGGTAATTACTATTTTTGCTGCATGTATAGTTGCATATTTTACATTCGAAATTCATTTTTGGTTTTGGCACGAAAATACTCGGCATTAATTCCTATATTATCCTAGTAAAAAAATGCCTAAATCCTTTCCCACAAATATATATTTAAAAAATCATGCAGTCATGCAAAAAAAATGATTTCGGGAATTCGCTGCATTTGCATCTAAATGCAAAAATCGTGAATTTTTCTGCAAAGAAAAGTTCCCACTTTTAAAAAATGGACATTTATTTTTGTCCTTTTTTTTGGAGCGAGCCCATTTCTTTTTCCGATTTTTGTAACAATGTGGGGTATATAAAGTTCCCACTTTGATCGGAATACATGTTTTATGCAGTGTATTTACAGCGTATAATAGTATAATTATGTGAGCGCGAATGATGTGAACAGTAAGTATTGAACACATTTATAGGTTGGATGCCAGTATGTGATGCATGATCGTGTTGGTGGCGAAATATATATATATATATATATATCATGTCGCGTTGGTTAGATTTATCCAATAATGCAAACTTATTAAAGCAAACGTATGTTAGAGGGTTCGTGGACATCAGCGGAGGTGGCATTACTACCCGCGGAACTGCGGACAAGTTGGTTATCGGCGGGGATACCTCGCTCAATGGCACGGG